TGTGAATGGTATTTAAGATAGCAATCTCTGTCACAAAATACATTTTCCGCAGTTGATCCGTCACGCTTTTTACTGGGAACCTTGTCCAAGCTATTCCCGCATAATTCACAACTGTTTTTATATTTTCTTTCCCTCGACAATATCATCATCCCCATTCAAGTCACCGGCTTCAACCCAACCCCTGTTGAATGTCAGCCATAAATGATCATCAGTGCACATAACAATACTACCATCGGAAAGGGTGACACGCAACAATCGTTCGGTAGTCCTAGTCATCCTACTCATAACCTTTCTTGGCTTTCCTGAATGACCTATAACGCTATCACCCACCCTTATATCTTGAATCGCTTTTTTTGATCCGTCCCCCATCAGTATTAATTCGTTTTTTGCTAGGCAAGTTTTTGAATCAAGTGTAGAAACCCACTCGTATTTTTTGATTAAATCAGAGTTGGACTTCATTGTTACCATTCGAGCCTGAACAGAGGCGTGCTGCACAACCGTTCTAACTGTAGTCTTTGCGCTGCGATTGCTTATATCGAGTATGCCGTCTTTGAAATTATTGGCCTTAGTTCCGCGTATAGCCGTTACGATCTGCTGATTGGTTTGGCCTTGGTAAAATCCTTGCTGTATTGTGCTGGTTACGCGTGCGGTTTCTTTCTTGCTCCAATCCCTGATAAATGGCTCGACCAATGGATCGCCAGCATAGTTCGATATCTGCATAGGGTTAATGCGTACCGCCGCCAAGACTTGAGCAGGGGCCGGTATCTTTGACTCAAAATCAACGACTACTTTTTCATAGCTTTTCGCTTCAAACGCTGATTGCTGGATCGCGATATCACCAAGATCACCCGTTAACTGTAATATGTATTCGTCGTAAATGTCCTTCTGAATACGCTGAACATCAGTCAATAAAACATTAAGCGCTTTCTTGGTCGCTATGCTTTCGCCTTCGTCGCCCATGCGTATGCGTACATCACGCTCAATACGTTTGAGGTATGGCGCGAACTTCTTATGCTCGCCCACCTTTAAACGCTCAAGTAATACTTGATTACGAACGTCTATGGCTATTAGTTCATCGGATGTTTTAGGCATTATCTCTCTCGATGATAGTGATTACTATTGTGCCGTCATCTTTTTCAGATTGCACAAACTCAAGCTTTTCGCCTAACTCTTCGGATATGCTTATTTCTAGCTTTGGCATAATTAATCCAGAGAGTATGAAGTGTGACGAAGTAATGAATCAGCGTTAGCTTCCATAAACACCTCCATTTTAACCCACTCTATAGCGCCGACAACATCAGAAGCAGATAAACCCATACCCACTTCAACCCTATGCTTATCTATGCACTCGATAAGATCATTGACAAGATTTTCGCGCATTTGCGCTGCCTGACTTAAGCCCATATTAATGCACCGTAAATTGATTAATGATCTCGCCCGTATCTATTCTGTAGAAATAGATTATTGTGTTTGCGTCGTTACAGTAGCTGCCGATGGTGTCACCCGTCAAAATCAAGATTGTCGCCTGCTTCGTCGTCAATCTCTTGGTTCATTTCTTCAAGATCAACACCCTCACCTATCAGCTTGCCCTTTTGTAGTCTAGCGTCCTTAACAGCCGTCGATATAGCTCCAGATTGCCAAGCCCTTACTACCGCATCAATATCTTGTGCAGTTAGGTTAGAGTCGTAAAAATCACGGTTTAGCGAGGCTTTATCAAGGTATCCAGAATCTATACCCATAAATGTGTGGCAATACTCAAACATCTTATTGTAAGCATCTGATACGTTAATAGAGATATTCTCTAAAACCGATACATCAGAGGCGTGTTTGATTCTAGCCGCTTCTGCTGTTTCAGCACCACCGCCGCTAGTGATTAATTGAGCGCCCAATGCAACCATACGCTCCTCATCTTTAGCCATTAGATCAGACGATATATTATTTGGATCAGGGGAAATGAAAGCAGCCGACCCGCTTGAGCCTAAAACTAACGCTACATCTTCGCCCGTCTCTACTTCTTTTTGCCCTTCTTCGCTTGCTATAAGTCGCTGGTATTTATCATCAGAGATAACAAGCTGTGCAGCACTTAATTGATAAGACGATGAACGAAGATTAGCGCTTTCTTGATAATGCCCTAGGTTAGTGTCGGTCAGCGGCTCAAGCGGTAACAGGTCGTATTCTGGATTGTTATTTACCGACCCAACAAATGAGAATGGGATAGATTCAAGCTTTGTTGCCTTGCCGCCTGTCACTGGAATCTCTACACCGATACTTGAACCAATACCATCGACACCGTCATACATCTGCACCGTAACGCCATCCGGAGTTAATCGAAAAACTTTAAGCACATGCTCTATCTCGCGATCAATGCGATTATCGCTAAAAACTACATTCTGCTCACGCAAAATAAGCAGGTCGAGCTTTTTAGCGCCATCTACTACCGATTCATTGTAATCTACTATGTTTTCAGCTGTGTATTGCTGAATATTTGGACGAAACCCACCAGCAACCATACCCATCATAACTTCTTCACCTGAATCGTTGCGAGGCATATCAGCAAGTAAGCCATGACGACCAATTTGTGTGGTATTCCATGCTACTAACTGCGCTTGCTGGTTAAGACTTAAGCCCGCACCGTCAGCATCCTCAATCAAATAATCCATGCGACCGGTAAACTCAGGCCATACCGGATCAACACGAAACAACATACCCATCAATCCGGATAACGTTCTTGTCGTCGCGTTAAATAATCGAGCGCCGTTGATGTAGCCTCTATTTCTGGCTTTGTTATATAAGCTTTTATCGGCAGGGTTTAACTCGCGAAGGTATCCAGCAAGAGGGACATTTTTAACCGTGCCATTCACTTGACTAATCTTATCAAGATCAACCTGCTTTAATCTATATTCACCATCGACAACGTCACGCACTCTTTTATATCGAGCAACGTTCTCAGTGTATTTTGTATTGATTGTCATATTTTATAGCCTGCGCTTATGTGTAACTTTCGTTATTCCAGAGAATGTTTTGGTTGCGCAACGATATCTAAGCGCATCATAGTCGTGATCTTCTTGCGTTGTATCAACATCGTCGGGCTTCTTGCTGTCCCGCGACAGTATTGGGAATCTTGATATTATACCCCTTACGTTCTCAAAAAAATATAAGGCCGGTCTTTCGGGCATTTTACTTTCATTATCTAGAGCCTCCAATCCAGCCTCAAGCATTTCGCATAGTACCGCAGCGCCGTTAACTCGTGAGCCGGGTGACTTATCTGCCATTTCCCAATATACACCCTGATCTTCCATTTTTAATGCGATAGAATTCTGTTCATCATCTTTGTTAAAAATAGCCCCGTCAGCAACACCACCGATAACACTTCTTCGTATAATGCTTGGTGCAATATTAATCTGACCACTCAAGCAATCAACGTCAGAACCGTCTTTCAGAGATTTATCTATTTGTTTAACCACTTTAGCCACGTTAGTAGCTGACATATTCAAGCCTTTGTTCTCTTGACCCTCTTCGCAACCGTAAAACTCACCGATACAGAATATGGTTCCACGCGGGAAACACTTCTTTACTCCATCAATCTCGCACTCTTCGCCATTAGATTCAGCAAACCATAAATTAGAGAATGGCTTTGATTCGCCCCAATCATGCGACCTGTCAACCGTCCACGTTCTAGGTATCACAAAAGGCTTAACAACGTGTATGCGCTCATCCCATAAATGGCCGAACCTACCGCCTGCAACAACAGACCAGTCGCCGTTAACCCATGCCTTGCGCTTGTTCGGGTCTTTAATATTCATTAGGTACGCGATATAGGCTGGATCGAGGAACTTGTTTTCTCGCCATGATCCATGAATAGCTACCCGTGTAAGCGTAACCGTTTCTTCTTTATCGTTTTGAGGGTTGACCGTCTTGATGTGCTCGCGCTGTATCGTTCCTCTAGGCGCAGGATCGATAAATCTTTTCTTCACCCAATTATGCCCAACTCCAAATGGGTTGGTGGTAGACATGCACATCAACGGGATAGGCGGTAATAAACCGCCATCCGGCTTAGGGTAATCTTCCGGCCTAAACGATGAACGCATACAGGAAAACATGCTTTCGTAGAATTCGGAGTCAGCACGCTTTGTTAATTCATTGTGCCCTATGAACGGGAACTCTTGCCCATGGTAATTCCAATAGCCGTCAGCTTTCTGCTCATACCTGAATAAAAGCTCTTCTCCACTAGGCCAGACCCATTTTAAATCACTGTTAGATGACAGAAACCTTGCGCCGTCATTGAATCGACGAAACAGTTTTTTTGATTGGGATATGATATCGCCAAGGTTCTTAAACTCAAGATCGAATATGACACCTTTCCAGAATGCGCCATAACCTAAGCCAACATAAGATCGAAACTTCATCAGCTGGGTGGCTGTTTTCATGCTGCCACGAGTACCCTCGAATAGTATCTCGTTGGCAGGGCATGATAGCGCTAAGCATTGACCGCCTTTCTGTGGCTCAAACGCTAACTGGTAGCTAGTCATTGCGGTTTAGTATTTCGCTTTGCTGTGCTTGAGCGGATGCTTCCCATCCTTCTATGCTGTCAGCAGTAGGCACTGGCATTATATTGTTCACGGTAATATCATTATCAGTGGATTGCGTCCATCGTTCTCGCTGTCGATTCTTAAGCCAGAAGATTTGAGCTGTAGTGTTGCCCATAGATTTTTTGGTGGTAGTAGTGGTTTTGGTGATTTTTCCGTTTTCTTCTTCTGTTTTCACCTCGTCATATTCCGAGCCTAAAGCTCTTTTGTACAACGACTCTTCTACCA